TTAAAGGGTTAAATTCAATTGATCTCTACCGTAGTGAGATGCTGGAAATGCATCGATGGGTATGAAATCATCCGGTAATTTCTCGCGCGGGCCGCGCTTCGTTACCAGCTTTTCCACGCTATTAAGCGTGGTAAATGTGATGCTGCATTCAAAATTCTGGCACTGATGGTACTGGCGGATCGTCATCTCGCTGAGACGGCGACTGGTGCGTGTGCGAGCGACAGCACCACAAATGGGGCAAACAAACATGATGGCCTCCCATGGCGGGAGTTGAACTCGCTGTTATTATGGCTTCGTTTATTCAGTCTCTGCAATCCATTCCGGTATTTTGGCTTCCAGCTCCAGCCGGGTTTTAAATCCACCGTCATCAATTGAATGTGCAGCACGGGCAATAATCCAGTCCTGAGAATCAATATCGGATTTAAATCCCGCCACGGTTCCATGCATTTCCGGATAGAGATCGGCACGGCCACGCGCCAGGGTTAACGTAAATTCCGCTGCACCCCGTTTGAGCTGTTGCCATTTGGCAGCAGCAGCGCGCTTTGCCGCTGTTTCACTGATGTATGTTTTGCGTAATACATAAACGTTACCGTCTTCACCCTCCAGATAATCCCCGTCTCTGGCGCTGCTGCGTGGTGGTTTTTTCTTTTTCGGCTTGCGGCTTTTGACCGTTACTTTTTTCTTTTTGCCGAATTCCAGATCCAGCCAGTACGCCCTTACGCCGGTATAGGCATCACGATCGGCAATACGAAATGAATGGCGATCACCACTTGAACGGGTGATTGAGAATTCTGGCAGCGGTTTACCGCTGGCGCTGACGCCTCCGCCCGGAAGAATAAACAACAGACTGCCATTTTTGATTGTGGCAATGGCGCCCAGCATTTCCGCTATTCTCGTCAGGAAAGACATATCGCTTTCCTGCGTCTGGTCGGCGTGATCGATCTCGATGTTGATCAGCTGCTCAGAAATAACCGGCGTCAGTTTATACCGGTGGGCGATGGCAGAAATGACGCGCTCAACCTTAACATCATGCCAGGACACTTCGCGCTTGGTGTTGAATTCATCCCTGAAATCAGCGCTGCGTGCCGTCAGCTCCAGGCGGTCAGGCGGCCCGGAATGCGCCACTTCATCCAGGGTATAAATCCCTTTATAGACCAGCGGTTCACCCCGCCAGCCGATGGACACTGACAGCTCAGCCCCGCGCGGCGGCAACTGTAACTGGCCGTCACTGTCAGCAATAGTAATCGTCAGTTCGTCGGCTTCAAATCCCCGGTTGTCGGTCAGTTCCAGTGAAATAAGCCGGTCATCCAGTATGGTCAGTGCTTTGCCGCCAAGCATGATCCGGAACGCCGGAACCGGTGACAGCTCATCCTGAAAATCCTGAAATGTCTGTGTGCTCTTATCCAGTTGTGCTTTGGTTTTACTGATTGCGTCTGCTGACAGTGCCATATGAACTCCTCCGGCGCTGATAGTTTCATGCGCGCGCGAAGCAGAAAACTGTCGTTTGTTGTCGCAAACATCAGACACCCGGCAGTGCGTGTCGGGCATGCTCATTTTGTGGAATATAGCCCCGAACTCACAACATGATGGCGGTACAGCATGACCGACAACTTTTTCCACGGGGCGCGTGTTAAGGAGGAAACCGACCTCCAGACAGCGATCAATGACATTGATTCCACGGTCATTGGGCTTGTCGCTGTTGCGGATGACGCCGACCCCGAAACCTTTCCGCTCAACACGCCAGTGCTGCTGACGCGTGTTATCACAGCCCTGGGGAGTGCAGGCAAAACTGGCTCCCTCTACAAATCCCTGAAAGCCATTTCCGACCAGGTGAGCACCCGCGTAATTGTGGTGCGCGTCGCGGAGGCGAAAGCAGGGGAGAATGAGCCAACGCAATCCCAGCTCATCATCGGTGGCACGCAGGCTGACGGCAGTTATACCGGGATGTTTGCCCTCCTGACCGCCGAACAGAAAACCGGTTATCGCCCGCGCATTCTCGGTGTGCCTGGCTATGACACACAGGAAGTCACGGCGCAGCTGCGTGTGATCGCGAAACAGTTACGTGCATTCTCTTACAGCTATTGCGATGGCTGCGAGACTATCGCCGAAGCGAAAACCTACCGTGAACAGTTCGCTGAGCGCGAGGGCATGCTTATCTGGCCCAACTTCATCGCCTACAACTCACAGACCGGCGTCAATGAAGAGTTTCCCGCCGTCGCCTACGCGTTAGGGCTTCGCGCGCTGATCGACAATGAACAGGGCTGGCACAAGTCGCTATCCAACGTTGCTGTCAGGAATGTGCTCGGGATTGCCAAAGATGTTTTCTGGGCGCTTCAGGCGGAAGACTCGGACGCCAACGAGCTGAATGCCAATGAGATCACCACGCTTATCAAACGTGACGGATTCCGTTTCTGGGGCAACCGCACCACGGATACGGATGAATACATTTTTGAGGTCTATACCCGCACAGCCCAGATTCTGGCGGACAGCATCGCTGAAGCGCAATTCACGACCGTTGACACGCCACTGACGCCTGCAAACGTCAAAGACGTGGTAAGTGGGATTAACAGCAAGCTTCAGGCGCTGGTCACTGAGGGCAAGCTGATTGGTGCATCCTGCTGGTTCGATATCGTTGATAACCCGGCGACCGGCATCCGGCAGGGTAAAGCTGTCGTGCGCTACAACTACAGCCCGGTGCCACCGCTGGAAGATCTGACGATGATTCAGACGTTCACCGATCAGTATTACGAAGCGGCATTTTCTTCCCTCGGAGGTGCGTAAATGGCGATCCCTAAAAAAATTCGCTTGTTCACGCTGTTCGTCAATGGTGTGAACTACATCGGGAAAATCCCCAGCGTGACGTTACCGAAGCTTACCCGCAAAACTGAGGATTTTCAGGGCGCCGGTATGCTCGGGGCGGTTGCCGTGGATCTGGGTATCGATTCCGGCGCTCTGGATGCATCAATGGTTGTTGGCGGCGTGGTTGAAGAGTTGCTCCTGAAATACGGTGGCGACATTGACGAACTGCGCCTGCGTTTTGCTGGCGAGATTTACAGCGGCGGAACCAGTTCCCTGATGGAAGTGGAGATGCGCGGGCGTATTACTGAGATTGATCCAGGTGATGCAAAGCAGGGTGATGACACTAACCACACCTACGCCATCAAAAACACCTATTACAAGCTGTCGGTTGATGATAAGCCGTTGCTCGAAATTGACCTGCTGAACTTTATCTACAAGCGCAACGGGGAAAATCTCTACCCGGATCGTATTTCTTCCGCGCTTGGCCTGAATAGCTGAGTGCTTTCACTTAACCCTTTAACGGTGGCACAGGTTGCCACCCAGGAGATTGACCCATGGCTGTAACACTGACGAAACCCATCAAACGCGGTAACGATGAAATCACCGTTGTAACCATCACCGAGACGATTAAACAGGCTGGCTCACTTCGTGGCCTGCGCCTCGTTGACGTGCTCAATTTCGATTTTGAATCCACCTCGACACTGCTTTCCCGCGTTACCTCGCCAGCGCTGACCACGGCGGATATTGCCGTAATGGATACGCAGGATTACGTGGCACTCGCCGAAGAAATCACGCCTTTTTTGACGAAAGCGGCGCCATCCGTACCGAACGCGGCGGCGACGGCGAACGAATAAGGGAAGCTCTCTTTAACAGCGTAGAGGATCTGATTGCCGATATCGCTGTAATTTTCCACTGGCCGCCCTCTGTCATGTATGACATGGAACCGCGCGAACTGATGGCATGGCGGCAGCAGGCCGCCATCCGTAGCGGCAACCATGAGGATGAAACCGATGGATCTTAATATCCGCGTCGCGTTCAGTGCGATCGATAAACTCACCCGCCCGACCAGTGCCGCCAGCAAAGCTGTTGGCGGCCTTGCCGAATCACTTAAAAAAACACAGGACGCGGCTAAACAGCTCGACAAACAAACGTCAGCGTTTGACAAGCTGCGCGCCCAGGCCAACGACACCGCGCAAAAACTCAGCCGCACGCAACGGGCTTTCGATGGCCTCAATCAGAAACAGCGGGAAGGGGGCCAGCTTACTGAGGCCCAGGCGGCACACCTTGAAACGCTGCGCGGAAAGATCTCACGCCTTAACCAGACCTACAGCCAGCAAACCACCCGGCTACGCGAAGCATCACAGGCTATTCGTCAGCACGGCGTTAACCTGACTGCCGGAAGTGGAGCAGTGCAAAGCGCCCTGCGCAGAACTGAGCAATACACGCAGGCGCTGGAGCGGGAACGCCAGCAACTGGCCGCGATTACAAAGGCCCAGGCTCAATATGCACGGGCAAAAGAAACCGGCGACAAATTACGGGGGGCAGGGACGGGCATGGCCCTCGGCGCTGCCGCCGCAGGCTACGGCGCAGGGCGTTTTTTATCAACCCCGATTGGTTTTGACACTGATATGTCACGCGTAATGGCGCTGACACGGATGGATAAAACCGATCCCCGGTTTACAGAACTGCGCGAGCAGGCCAAACAGCTTGGCGCTGACACTGCGTTTTCAGGCAGTGACGCGGCACAGGGACAGGCCTTTCTCGCCATGGCCGGATTCACGCCGGAGGCGATCAAGGCCGCACTTCCCGGCGTTCTGGATACCGCCATTGCAGGCGGGGCACTGAGTGGCGATATTTCCCTTGGGGAAACAGCGGATATTGGTGCCAGTATCCTCAACCAGTTCCGTCTACAGGCCGGTGATATGGGGCGCGTGGGTGATGTGCTGGCCGGAACGTTTACCAGAACGAGTACCAACCTGCGCGATCTCGGCGAAACAATGAAGTATACCGGCCCGGTGGCTGCCAGCCTCGGCATCAGTCTGGAAGAAGCGGCCGGGATGGCGGGCATGCTGGCGAAAGGTGGATTACGTGGCAGCGACGCGGGCACTGCAATGCGCGCGTCATTGAGTCGGCTTGCAGCACCGACTGGCGCAGCATCCAAAGCGCTGAAAGAGCTGGGTGTATCTGTCGCCGACAGCACCGGTAAGATGCGGCCCGTTGAAAGTATCCTCGTCGATTTGTACAAGGCGACCAAAAAATATGGCTCCACTGACCAGGTGAGTTTCTTCAAGGATATCGCCGGAGAGGAAGCCTTTGTCGGATTGCAGTCGCTGGTTAAATCCGCCGGCAGTGGTGATCTTCAGAAGCTCATCGCAGAACTGAAAAAAGCACAGGGCGAATCGGCGGGCGTGGCTAAAAAAATGTCGGATAACCTTGGCGGCGATTTGTCCAACCTCAGCAGCGCATGGGAGGGGCTACAGACCGAAATATCCGATACGGTGAATGGCCCGTTGCGCAGTCTGATTCAGTGGCTGGATGAGACAATCACGCGTGTGGCCGGGCTGGTCAAGGCAAACCCGGAGCTGGCAAAGACGCTGTTAATCGTTGGGGCTGGCGCGCTGGCATTAACGGCGGCGCTGGGTACGGTATCGATTGTCACAGGCATACTGATTGGCCCGCTGGCAAAGTTGCGGCTGGGCTTTACCCTCCTGACCGGAGGGAAGGGGATATCAGGCACAGTTGCCGCGCTTCGCACGCTGGGAAGCGTTGGCGGCCCGGTGCTTGGCAGAATGAGCGGCTGGGGCGCGCTACTCGGTTCATTTTCTAAAAATATCGGTGGCGTAACCGGTCTTTTACCGGTGTTGCGCGGCGGGCTGCTCACAGCATTCCTTTCGCCTGGCGCGGCAGTCGGCTCACTGGTGAAAGGTATCGGCGGTCTGGCATTACGCCTGACCGGGCTGCCTGCCATCTGGGGACTGATCACCACGGCGGTATCTGCCCTCGGCGGTGTGCTTTCATTTTTGCTCAGTCCGATAGGGTTGATTGGTGCGGCATTTGTGGCAGCCGGGTTACTTATCTGGCGGTTCTGGGAGCCGATTAAAGCTTATTTTCTTGGCTTTTTTAGCGGCGTCTGGAAGGCGCTTACGCCGCTACGTGATGCGTTTTCCGCTCTGTCACCAGTCTTTACCCTGATTGCAGGCGGCATTCAGACCGTGTGGGGATGGTTTCAAAAACTGCTGTCGCCGATGCAGACCAGTAAGGAAACCCTGGATCAGTGCACCAGAGCCGGTGAGACGTTTGGTAAGGTTTTTGGTTTCGCGTTGCAGGCGCTTCTGACGCCGCTGACCCTTTTGATGGAGGGGGTAGGGTGGGTTCTGCAAAAGCTGGGGCTGATCCCGGCAGGGCTTGATGAAGCGAAGCGAAAGGCGGAGAGCCTGACACCCAAAGCGCCGGTTATGTACGAGTGGGATCCCCGGCAGAAAAAGATGGTTCCCAAAAGCTGGAACTGGTCTCCCGATGCCCCGGCGAAGACGCCTCCTCCGGCGACCACTCCGCCTGTCATCCCCGAATCCGGAACGGCGCGGCGTCTCAAGGAAATATCAGATAACACCAAAACCACGGCGGATAACACGAAGAAGATCGGCCCTGGCGATATCGTTTTCAAAAATTTGCCGCAGGCGCTGGCATTACGTGGCGCATACCAGGAGGCGCGGGTGATCACTCAGCCTGTGCCGGGTGTTGCTGCATCGGCGGCAGGCGGAGTCCTGTCCGTTCCGGCAGCCACACAAAGGGCCGTTGCTGCGCCGGTTGCAGCACCTTCCGCTGCGCCGGTGTTTCAGATCAATTTCAACGATGTTGGGAATAAGTCAGTGCCGGAGCTTGAAAAAATGGTACGCGATGCCGTCCGGGATGCGCTGGCCACCACCAACAGAGCTAACCGTGGTTCGTTCCGTGACCGCGATTAAGGAGCGTTTTTATGATGATGGTCTTTGGGATGTTCGTTTTTATGCTGCGCACCACACCCTATCAGCAGTTGCGCCACTCGCAGGAGTGGCGGCACGTTAAGAACGAAAGGGTTAATCAGTCTGCCAGCTGGCAATACATCGGCGCGGGCGACGATACCGTGACGCTGGAGGGTGTGCTTTATCCGGAAATAACCGGCGGTAATCTGTCCCTTTCTGCACTTGAAACGATTGGCTTTGCCGGTCGGCCATGGCCGCTGATCGAGGGGGAGGGGAGAATTTACGGGATGTATATATTGACGCGCCTGGAGCGGGGTAAATCTGAGTTTGACCAGTACGGCAATCCCAGAAAAATCGAGTTTACCCTCAGCCTTAGCCGTGTCGATACCGATTTCAGGGAGAAATTGCAGAGCGCATCTGTCAGTGATGCGCTGGCCGAGTTAAAAACCAGCGCAAATAACGCGATAAATCAGGTCGGCAATTCGCTTAAGGGATTGTTTTGAAAAGTCAGTATCGAATTGATCTGGTCTACAGAAGTGTTAATGAATGCCTGGCAATAACTAGGCGCTCAGGCTCAGCACTTAATCTGTATTAGCTTAGATTTGACCTGACACAGCTATGGCACAGAGCCAAACCTAATCTGACAGGCAGCTCTGTGCCAGAAGCGGAAGTTGCGATATCAGTCTATGTTAATCAACGGGGAGCAGGTCAAACCTTTCAGTATTGACGATATCTGGCCTGCAATAGCAGGCCAGATTCATGAGCTGGAAATATTTAACGGGGGCTTGGATAAACTAAACAGTGATCAGCTCTGCAATTTTTGTTGCAACAACTGCCAATGTATCTTCTCCCGTGTCGAGGCCGCTTCGGGATGCAAGCAAGGGACTGACATTACGGAGAGCTTCATACGTCGTGTTATGCACGATGGGAACGAGTTGGTTGCCTGCCAGTAAAGCGGAAAGTTCTTTATCAGCAACGCCTTCTTTAGGAAGACGGTTTAACAACGCAGGTGTCACTAAAACCAAGCCGATTCGAGAGTTTGCTAATCCTTTATCAATGGCACGCATCATCGGAACGCCAAGGGCAAGATCCTTTTCGCTGAACCATACTTTGACACCTGCCGCTTCGAGCAAATCGTGTAACTCTTTGGCAATACCTTGTCGGTCATCCCAGGCATGGCAAAGGAAGACATCACGCAGATCAGGTTGCTCAATGGCAAGTTTCTCAACCGCTTGTCGAATTGGCGTGAGTGATTGTACTTGGGCTGTTGTGTAAGAAACGGAAGACCCTGATTTTGACCAACGTGGCTTCGCGCTGCTGCTGGATCCACCGCTACTGCCTCCATAACTTCTGCCACCGCTAGAGCCTGATGATGAGTAAGAAGGGTAACTATCATAACTGTAGCTACTGCGGCGATAACCACTGCGATTACGACATGCGGGACAGGCAGCAGCAGCTGCTGCTGAGCTATGTCCACGTACAGGAGCTGTACATCTTGCCATACTCTTGTTTCCCCTTAATAATCTGAAAGATAACTGCTGCACCATTAAAGCCAGATAGTAATGGGGGCTTTTGAGTGTAAAACAACTGGCGTATTTTCAGAAAATTGCCCCTTATCACACTGCCAGATTTAATTTTTAGCTCAAAAGTCCAAAAAGAGCAGGGCTAGTGGTTAAAGTGGCAGCACTGATGACTTAAGCGATATTGTCTTTATATACCAGATGAATGTCTGCTCCTCGCTCAGAGCAGACCTTTAGCTCAGTTACCTGGTCCGCTTCGTGCCAAAAGCAGACGTTGATAAGCTCGTAATGCATTATGGTAAGATGCTACCTATTCACGGTAATGGCCCGAGGAGTCATTCAGGATGTTATATGACTGAGAAATTAAAAAATATCAAAAATGATGGTTTCTGTTTTAAAAACAGATTACTGGTGAATTTTAGATATTCATCAGGTGCTCTACAGATTACATTATCCTCAACTCAAGAAAACAAAATAGATGAAATTGACATAGTTTTTGATTGGGTACATTCTTTTCGTGTCACAGATGAAGGCGATTTATTAAAGCTGCAAGATGAACTCAGCGGCCAAATGCTAACAGGGATTTATGTGGTTGAAGGATCAGGATATTTGAGTTGGTTTAATAATCAAAGTGCCAATATCCATGATAATGATGAGATAGTACATTACTTAATCGTTACAAATGAAGATGTTATTGATGTTTTATCATCTGTAAAACCATTAATATCTTACTGTGAATAAATATGCCAGTCTTCACCAGAATTTTTTAATCACCGGCTCAAGTAGTAATGCCGGTGATTCCGGTCTCAAAGTCAGCTCCTCGCTCTAAGCAGACTGTCAGATTTGATTGTGTGTTGCCGGTGAAAACTGTCAGCTCAAGTCTGAGCTAATACACTTAATCGTAAAGCCAGCGTCCAGCTTTAGCTGAATTAATCAGCATCCCGACAGTAAAATCCGGAACCTGCACCGGTTCTGTTTTTTTGAAAGGGTTCAGGGATACAGGAACATCCGGGTAATAAGTCTTGATAGAGAAAGAGCCTTGCTCTACGTCAAACTCATCAAAGAACGCAGTCATCAACTCTTCGGCTTCGTCATCATCGAAATTTAAATCAGTGTCCAAATCTGTTTCGGGGGTCAGCGTCGGTTTTTTGAAGATGTAGAACCCCGTATGCTTGAGGACAAATTCATAAATACGTTGCTCAATATCGCTTACCATATCTTGTCATTGCCTCGCGCAATCGCGTTGTAGTGAGTCACAGTATTAAATGCGATCGTTGATACGTCAGTGGCCAAAATTATCCAGCCAACAACCGGCACAGCGCGGCCAATAAAGGTGCCGATTTTTGCAACCATGCGTATTTTTAATGTTGAAGGAGGGTAGCCGCCAATAACGGAAGGGAGTTTGATGCCGAGAGGAAACTTCGCCTTGCCGAACACCTTGCGGGAGGCTTCGGAAGCGTAGGAGGTACCTTTTATCGCGCCACCGGGTTTAGTGCGTGTTGGTACCACATTCCGCCCTGACAGGATCGCGACGATGGCTGCGAAATCATCAACTCCAAGCTGGTTGGCAACCTGCTCACAGAAAACCATAAACAACAGTTCGCTGGCTGTGAGGTTAGAATGCCCGGCATAAAAATATGTTCCATTAAGCTCTTCAACAGTATCCATTTGTTATCGTCCAGTGAGAGGCACAACGGCATTTATCCTGGACGATAAATTATGGTGAGTCCAGCATTTGATAATACCTGTGTAGTGAACAACTGAGCATTCTGGCCGTACTGTTACCCTTATACTGAGTTGGATATTAACTGACCTGGATATTCCATAGCCCCTTACTCCGGCTTAACCGGCCAGTTCACTTCCGGAGCCGTCGAAATATCGACGGCTTCAAGCGCATCAAGATAGTCCAGCCACAGTCCGTATTGTGTGAGGTCGTCACCTTTCAGGCGTCCGAGAGCTGCCTTTCCCGGCCATTGCTTACTGTTTATGTATGCATTTGCTTCATCTGTTTTTATGGAGCGCAGCCACTCAGCATCAGATACAAGTTCAGCCTGAGGCTTATCAGCCCAAACCGGCATACCTTTATCGTCAGCAGAAAGAATCTTCCCTGCTGGCGGTTGAGCGTTGTATATGTCCCTTATCTCGTCTTCAACTTCAATGACGTCATCCGGCAGAGATCCAGCGTTAATATAGGATTGTTTCTCCCACTCCGGATAAAAACCCAATGTTGTTTTTGAGAATAAATACATAATCAGTACCCTACGGTAATAACGGCCACGCTCATTGCAACATTGCAGTAAAGCTGGCGGCTCGTTTTAGAAACAGTTCCACCATTCACCAGCGCCGTTCCGCTACCGCCAGCCATATTTGCATCAGCCAGAAATGCGTTTGGAAATGGAATCGGAAAATTCACAGTAATAGCACCAGCCTGTGTTGCTGAGGCTGTATACCACTGCACAATTAGCGTCTGCCGCACGCCATTAATCACCCCCGGAAACTTCCAGTATCCATTACTGGACTGCCCCCCCAGAGAACCCATTGCTACCCCGGCAGTCGCGATATCTGATAAACCAAGGTATTCGAGAAGAGCCGCGACAGATTTTCCGGATAACGCCGTGAGGGTGTTATCAAGTGGTTGCTTCCCCGCCAGCGCATTTGTCATGGTGGTGGCAAAGTTTGGATCGTTACCAAGAGCGGCGGCCAGCTCATTGAGGGTGTCAAGTGTTGCCGGAGATGAAGCTACCAGCGCGGCAATTGCAGCTTTAACAAATGCCGTGGTGGCAAGCTGCGTGTTATTGACTGATTGCGCTGCTGTGGGCGCTGTCGGAACACCTGTCATTGCCGGGCTTGCCAGTGGCGCGTAATCGGCAACAACTGATTTGACATGTGCTGTGGTTGCCAGCTTTGTGCTGTTATCCGCTTTGACTGGCGTTGGTGCTGCCGGGGTTCCGGTAAAGGTCGGGCTGGCAATCGGCGCATATTGGGTATGCGGGTTGCTGGCCGCAATATGCTGGCTCAGCAAATCATCTGCATAGGCCTTTACCTCGATCACTTTGTTATCAACATATTGTCTCGTAGCCAGCACGACAGCAGGATCAATCTTCAGCGTGACGGCGGATGTGGATGATACGATCAGTACCATGCGAATGGTTTGCGTGCGCCCGCTACCTTCCTGTAACAGTGGCTTATAGGTTTCCGGGCAGTTAGCCACGGCAACCAGCACGCCGCTGTCATCATAAAGGCCGATTTCACGGATCCAGTATCCGCCCTCGTTTTCCGGTATCACCTGCTCAGCGATAATCTGACTGCTGTTGTTGGGGTCAATCGACAGCATATTCAGTGCCGCGATGCGTTTCTGGTTAATCAGCGCAGTCTGCGCCGGGTCAGGAGTTGGCAATACCCCATTGGCATCGCCAACCGCCATCTGCGTGATATTGAGTGTCGTACCGAGTGCCGCCGCATTCGCCAGCCGCGCGGCGCCCTGATTGGTCAGAATGGCAAAATATTTTGCTGTCATGCGTTAACTCTCGTGTTCTCTATCAAATGTATGGCCGAAGCCGGGTAGTAATCACCGCCAACGGCGATCTCTTCTGGCAGGTAGGGATAAACCGTCACCGCTGCGCCATCAAACGTGGCTGCACCAACATATAATTCACCGGCGCTCTGAAGCTGGATCGACAGTCCGATCAGGTGCCTGCTCAGCGGCTTCGCATCCTGAATAAGCCGCTCAAGCTCCTGATACGTTTCCTCAGTGATGCCCTGCTCCTGGACGCCGATATCCAGCCGGAAAGTGCCCGGCTCTTCGCCGGTCTGCCACCATTCACTTACCCGAATCAGAAAGCCGAACGGCTCCACAACGCGGCGCAGCGCGTGAATGGTTCCTTTCTGGCGATGAACCATAAAGGCGGCTCTGATGACGGCGCGCTTTGTCTGTTCCGACCAGTTTTTGTCCCAGCGATCTACCGACAACGCCCAGGCGAGGTAGGGCAGGAATATCACAGGGCACTCATCCGGATCCCACAGCTTGTGAAGCTCGACGGGGATAGCGTTAATCCTTGCCGTGGCGGTTTCGGTGCGGCGCAAAAACTGACTGGCGGTGGGTGGCAACAGGCTGTTACTCATTGGTGCCTCCCTGGCTGACAGTGACGTTAACGCACACCGCTGATTGTGTGTCATCGATCACGATATCTGCGGCAGGAGTCGTCAGCTCAACGCGCTGTACACCCTGAACATGTAACGCAGCCATCACCGCGCTGCGGGCAACATCCCGCCCGATTTTCCCCTGGGCTGCCAGCCATGCGGCCAGCGAGTCCTGCGCCGCTGTCAGAATGGGTTCGGATTCCGGCCCCGGATAGAGATAAAGCGTGGCATCAATCTCATAGGTGATGATCTCTGCACTTTGAACCGTAAGACGATCCCCAACCGGGCGCCGGTCTTCTGCTGACAGTGCTGCATTCACGACAGCCAGTAACTCCGGTGAAGCCGTGCCATCACCTTCAGTTGATAACACCGACACCACAACCACGGCAGGAGAGGGGCTGACTGCTTTTGCGTCTGCCACTTTGCCGCTGGCGCTTCGGGCGTAGTACTCGTAAGCCCCCGTTGGCCCGGCCACGCTCAGACCTTCAAATGCGGTTTGCGCGCGCAGGCGCAGGGCCGTATCACTCTCCATTACGGCATCGCTCGTGTCTGTCTCCGGTGTGATTTCAAGTCTGGCGGTGTTGAGGTTGGCGGCCAGATTATCCAGATCGGTGGACGCGGCGTGACTCAGCATACAGGCGGCAGCCCCCTCGTTTATCTGCTGGCGTAACATCATCTCCCGGTATGCCACGACCTGCGCAATGACATTCAGTGGCTCAGATTCGAATCCCAGCGCAGCGGTTATTGCAGACTGCTGATCTGCCGGGAACGCGGCGATAATGACGGCTTTTACATCCAGTAAAATCCCCTCAAAATCCAGCGTTTCGATAATTTGCGGCTGAGGCAGCTGCGATAAATCAACCGTTGCCATGACTGTCGCCCCTGAGTGTTATGGTGGTGGCCTGCTGTTCCATGGTTTCCGTCAGCATGCCTGACATATTCGCTGTTACCGCGCCGCCCGCAGAGAAAGCCACGTCCACGGTGCTCAGCGCTATTCGTGGCTCCCACGTTGCCAGCGCGATGACGATCGCGCTCATCAGCTGCATGCGGGTAACGTTGTTCTGCGGGTTATCGATAAGATCCTGAACCAGCGAGCCATAGTTACGGCGCATCAGCCTGGAGCCAATCGGGGTGCGAAGAATATCGCTCACCGACTGCCAGACATGATCGGCATCCGTAAGCGTTCCTGTCCCGTCCGGGTTCATGCCCGTATAGCGTGCTGTCATTGCGTGCCCTCCGTCCAGCTCCCGCCCCGCTGCACACTGCCGTGCTGATGGTTGTCCACCTGCACGCCGTTTGACGTGAACGTCCCGCTGCCGTGAGTGAAGTTCCCCTCCAGATTTCCCCCTTCAGAGACGGTGAACATCCGGGTTTTCAGCAGGCTGGTACATTCAACAACTGGCGTATCCAGAGTGACGCTGACAGCCGCTTCCAGCCTGGCGGTTTTGATCCCGGAGACGGTCAGCGCTCCGGCGCTGGCGTCGTAATGAAACCGTGCGCCGTCCGGTGCGGTCATGACCATCTCGGTTGCCGATGCACCCGGAGCCGGGTTGTCATTGCTGTACAGGCTCCCGCCAATAATGGCGGTTTCGGGGTTTCCACCCATGCACAATAACCAGACCTGTTCCCCCACTGCAGGGGGAAGCCATACGCTGAATGCGCCCGCGCGCTGTGCATTCCAGCGAAGCCAGGTGGTGGTAAGCCCGCCGCTTTCCACGCGCACGCGCCACCGGCTCACATCGATCTCAGTTACCGTGCCGGTGCGGACAACGTTTTCCAGCAGACGGATCAATTCAGCGGCATCCACTATTGCACCCCCAGCGAATCAATCACCTGGCGGGCGATCGCCATGCGGTCAGCTTTGCTCAGCCCCAGCAACTGGCGGCGTGGATAGGTTGCCACCGCGCCGCTGTTGTTCACTTTGTCGCGCAGGCCATACTGGTGCACGCGGGCGATCCTCGCTGCCACTCCGGAAAAGCCAACAGTTGCACCGTCAGTGTCAGCACGCGCTTTCAGAAACTGTGCCGTTCGCAGACGACGGAACATCGGATCGGGCTTCGTGGTATCACGGCGAACCTCCGTAAAACTGACATCAAGATAGCGCTCAATGTCTGCCCGATAGAAAGTACGCACCGCACCACGCTCTTCATCAAACCCCGTCAGCATACGGCCACGGCTCCCCCGGCTGGCCTGCCAGTTTTTCAGGCGCCGGGTTTCACCGTTCCAGATAAAACTGATGCCAGCCTGTGAGCGCAGAACGCGTCGGCGTCGCTTCTCAAACTTGCTGCCGTCCGGGGCTTCCTGCCGCCCGATGCGCTGGCTCTGACTGCGGCGAAGGGGGGTGGCAATATTTCTGGCTGTGCGCAACCGGCCCGCCGGAGCCATCCCGGCCAGGATGGTGGCAAACACATCATCAAGCTGCTGAAACAGCGCGGCATCATCACTCATGGCACGACCTCACCGGCATCCGGATCAAGGAAAACGGCATCCCACTCACCATGGCAAAATCGCGGGCGGTCTTCCGGCAGATGTGTCGCCACGGCAACACCACTCTCATTACTGACCATGACGCGCTCCCATACCGGGAGCGTAAACAGGATATCGGCTGCGTCATCGCTCAGTATGTCGGCCTCAAATTCAATTTTTCTGTTGCTGTCAGGGTTCAGCAGCAAATCGGGTTGATGCTTCCAGACCCAGGCCAGCAGGGGGAGCATGAGATCATCGACATGGCCGGGAAACTCCATCGCCAGTACTTTGATTTCGTAGCGGTACATAAACGAGCTTTCACCGGTTGCCTGGATTTCAATAGCGCCTTTCTCCGTCCAGACCGTGATTTGTTCTGGCCTGGCTCTGCACCACTCATTACCGGCAATCAGCGCCCCGCGCAGCAGTTCTGTTTTTTTCATGGTCTTGCTCCTGTAAGCCCGGTTTGCGTACTCTGCTGCGCCCGCTGCTGTTCTATCTCGCGAATGCCCGCCAGCTGATTATTTGCCGTTTCGACAGCCGCCAGCAGTGGCTGGATCCACAACGCGACCTGGCAATAGGTCAGCGTGCCGGTGGCAGCGGTGCGATCACCGGCTGTGTCAGACCCGGAGGGAGTGGCACCGAGGGCGCTGGCACGTAAACGGTTTGCGTACCCGAGCAACCCGCGAGCAACACTGACAGGCACAGCAAAATCACAGGTTTTTTCATGGCGGAGGATCTCCCGGTATTCGATTACGGCTTCATCCGAGCTGGCACTGGTGAGCGCACTGGCATGCGCGGCATTCGCTGCGGTCTGATTGAAGCGATTGATATTGAAAACCTGAGTCGCAATCGCCTCGCGCTGTAGTGCGTTATCAGACGCCAGCACACGCTTATCGCTTTCCGCTGCGCTCAGGTCTGCTCTGGTGGAAACCAGCCACACTGCGAGCGTGGCGATAATTACCAGCGCTGTTGCGCCTGCAATGATCGTAATGCGGTTCATTTCTGGCCCCACAGACACACCTCGCGCTCAACTTCGCGACGATTCATCAGCCCTTTCCACTTTTTGCCACCAGCGTAAATCCACTGACGCAGCCCGTCACAGGCGGCCCTGTAATTACCGGCATTAAGCTGACGCAACAACGCGGAGCGCTCAAACGCTGTAACACCGACGTTGTAACTGAACGTCATTAGCGCTGCTTTCTGGTACTCGCTGGCGGGCACCTTAACGGAGCGATCCACAGACTGCGCGAATGGCACAAGGTCATTTTGCAGAAGTGCACGGCATTCGGTTTCGGTGTATTTTTTACCCGGAATAATGTCCCTGCCTGTGTGCCCGTAACAGACGGTAAGCACGCCAGCAACATCGTGGTAAGGTGCGTACCTGACACCCTCCAGCTCAGGGAGCATCGTCCCGGCAATAGCCAGCGCGCCAGCGCCGGTCATCCCTGCCAGCTTATTTCGCAGTGCGGGTGATATCGCCATTATTCGCCTACCTTTTCCAGTGCCCTGACCGCCACTTGCACTGCCGCCGGGCGCTCATGTGAGGGTTTATCTTTCACCTCGTTGAGGTAGCCACTCAGCATCTGTGTACGCTTTTCATCTTCCCTACGGCGGCGGCGTGCATCCAGTCTTCCGCTGACATAAGAGGCCAGGGAAATAATCAGCCCTGCTGCACCAAAGAACATGTACACCAGATCCTGTGTGGTGAACCCTATAGCTGCCGCCAGCGCGGCAAGCCACGCAAAGATCTGCGTGAAGATATTCCCGGAATCATTCATTTTCATGCGCTCCTGCCTCGCTACGTGCGTAAGCCGAACCGTTCCATACCCGGTTAATTAACTCCATAGCTGTACGGTCTCCGTGGCTGCCGGTTCGCTGACTTCGGGTAATTCAACCTCCTGACCGGCGGTCAGAAAAAGCTGGGCGGAAATACCCTTATTGGCCGATACCACTGCCTCTGTCACGCCGCGTGTCAGGCCGTAATGCCGCTGGCACAGCAAATCCACGGTATCCCCCTGCAAGGCTTTGACCTTCATCAGAAAGCCTCCGTGAAATTGCGCGTTGCGCCGCGGATATCCGTAATAGCCCAGCGCACATCGCGCCAGAGATCCTGCGCCTGAGTGGAGAGGGCAACGGCGCGTTTTTCACCGGCATCGCCGGTGGTATCAACATCGCGAAAAGTCTCAAGCAGAAGGGCGCGGGCGCAACTGAATACCGCGCGGCGATAGCGGTGGATCTTCACGCTCAGCCCGTCAACCTGCATGGCCGGGACGGCGACCAGCGAGGCATAACCCGCAGCAATCTGTTCTGCCTGCCATGACGCCAGCTGCTCTGATACGTGGATCACCGCTTCCGTCACCACATGTTTGAGACGGGTGGTGGTCACGGCACCATTGATACGCATTTCAAGGCGTACATCACTCAGGGCGATTTCCGGCCAGAACGAACCGGCAGTGACTTTTTCGCCACCATCATTGACGTCCGGCACATCTTCCGCAGAAGGTGTGACGGCGCGACCCGCTACAAAGCTCATCGTGTAGTCTCCTGAAAAGGTGGCGGTGAGCGGACGGAAAAAAGTAAACGCCAGGCGTTACAGATTTCCGCCCGCGCCGCCAGCGCACGGGGCGCAAGTCGGTTATTTCGTCTTCCCTGTCGGCGCTTTTCGTTTTCGGGTTTGTCCGCCTGACTTCGCCCCGGTACGCGCTTTTGCACTTGTGTTGCGCCGGGTTCGGGTTGTAGTTTTTTCGGCGACAGTGGCAGGTTGTTCTGCGATGCCGTCCGCTGCTGCGGAAGCTGGCTCCGTGCCACCTGAACCGGTGCCAGTTGCGGCACTACCCGTGTCATCGGTCGTACCGTCAACGGAACCGGTTGTTGCGCTGGCTTTTTTAACCACACGCGCCAGGCGTTCGATCTCTTTTTTCACCCCGGCTCCGGCATCAAGCGTCAGCGCCTTACGCAGCAGGGAAAGGGCGGTTTCCTGCTCTTCGGCTGTGCCGCTTCGCAGTGCAAATGCCCTCGCTTTGCAGAGCTTGGCGCGAACCACATCCGGCATATCGCTGTTTGCGGTGATCTCTTCGACGTCATCGAGCACCGCCAGATAGGGCGTAATATCGGTGCTGTCATCGGCCTTGACCTGTACCAGAATGGGATCGCAAATTTCGTCAACCAGTACGGTGGCGGGCGTGCGATTAAAGCGGTCTGGCATCAGCAGGTTGTGGGAGACGACATAGCGCCCGATACGCACGGCCAGCGCGTAATCGCCCGCGTCCACAGCCCATACCATCAGTGTGGTGATCACTTCATCCTGCCGTCCGCTGCCGCCTGTCAGTGTTCCCTCGATCCAGCCCTCATAATTGGGAAGTAACTGGCGCTTCATGGCGGCTTTTGCCTGGTCGGACTGCACTTTGCGCAATGCACTCTGATCCATGCGCAGCCGGTGCAGGATTTGTTCGTGTGCCGTGCGCGCCGTGTCGGTCTGCTCGTCGGTTTTGCCATGGCGTTCAGCCATGACCTTCTGAAAATGTTTTTGTGCCGGTGTCAGCATGGTTCTGTCCCCGAGTGAAGCGGGCCGCAAAGCGCAGCCCGCCCGGTGTTACGCGCCGCCCTCAGCCGCTTCGGCGAAGGTGATCCCGTCGATAAACGCCACTGCGCCATAGTCTTCAACAATGAAATCGTCATTGGATGACTGGTAAGTTGCGACGCGGTTGTACTCCGGCTCTTCCTTGATAGTCCGGCGCAGGGAGCCGCGCTGGAAATAGAGCGACAGGTTTTTGAACGGCGTGATGAGGATGCCGTTGCCGGGGAAGTAGGGCGCGATGAAGGTCGGCATATTCCCCACGCGCTCCTGCGACACAATGAGCTGCCCCGCCAGCATTTCCGTATTGGGACTGGTCTGGCTCATGGCATTGATGGTCGGGAAATTACTGGTCGTCAGCAGGTCGCCAGCCAGGATCACCACGTTGTCAGGGTTGCGCTTGTGCCACTCATCCATAAGGCTGTTTTTGGCGTCGTATACCGCTGCCGTCAGGTTGCCGTATGTCCCGGCGGCGACAATTTTGTTGTCCTGATCGCGGGAAGTGACTGTCACGCCTGTGATACGACGATGCGGGGCTTCATTGCGGATTTTCTGCAACCAGCCAATGCCGCAATCCTGCAACAGCGGGTTCGCCGCGCGGTCAGAGGGATCGGAATAGCTTGTCCCGTTGAAACCGATCATGATGCGGTCAAGCGACATCTGACGGGCCATTGCGCTGCTGATCAGCGGCTGAAAGTTTGGCTGATGCGCCCAGGCATCAAGCTGCGCGTACGAGATACCGTAGTCGTAGTTGGTCTTGCGGCAGAGGTAGCCGTAAGGATCCATGTTGTCATTGGATGCCGGATTGCGGCGCGTGGTGGTGCTGTTGTTCACTCCGGCCAGCGGCCCTTTGCTGCCGATCAGGATTTTCTGGCCGATCTGCTCATCAACGCCGAAAACGTTAATTTGTTTCAGAAAGGCGTCACTTTCCTGCGCGGCGGCTTCAAGGCGCTGTTGCGCAGTCGGATCAACGCTGAACTGTGCCGCGACAGCGGCAGCTGTCACGCCGTTAAGCTGCGCCTGCCGTGCCACATACTGATCGAACAGTTGACGGGTATTATTTCTCATCTCTTTCTCTCTCGTTGCTGATATCAGTAGTCAGCCAGCTGCGCGTTATCACCACCGCTGGCAGGCGGGCGGCGGCTGAAGTTGCCGTCCGTGGTTTCAAGTTTCTGGCGCAGTGCAGCCAGATCGGTTGTCAACTGCTGAATGGCGGCTTTGTCCTGTGCGCGGCCCTGCTCAACGCTGCTGAACTGATCGCTGAGTTCAACCTGTGACTGCGCCACGGCTTCAACAGCCTGATGCACCTGGCTGAATCGCTCATCGTCGGTCTTCTGACCTTTGCCAAGGATGCCCATGACGCGGGAAAACCACTGTTTGCTCTCATCGCTGCGCTGACCGGAAAGCTCGATCACTTCCGCCTCAATGGCTTCGGTGAACATCGGCGGTTCCGCCTGCTGATTGTTGAATGCCATCACCTGCGCACGTTGCTGAGCAGCAAATTTCAGGCGTTCAGTGCCAAGGCTGGCGGGCGTGTCTGTCATCGCCAGACCCACAACATAGGCCTTGCCGTTAAGTGCAAACTGCGGGTGCAGCTCAATGCTGGAATAAACCTTTTGCCCTTTGTCGGTCATAGGTTTCATACGGCCTGAGTCTTCAATCTCCGCATAGAGCGCGGTGCGACCGGCCAGCGGCCCGTCGGTAATATCCTCGGCGCTTAATGCGGTCACATCGCCCATCGCCCCGAAATCACTGCCCGGATAAGGCGAGAGGTAATGTTCAATGTTGACGCGCGCCCCGTAGACCTCGGGGTTGTAGTTCGCTGCTGCGTCGCGGAGATGTTCCGGCTTAATTTCGCGGCCATCGACGGTGGCCCCGGAAACAGCAACACGGAATTTTTTGCGGGTTTTCGTTGTACCAGCCATGTTCGTTTGCTCGTTGTGGGTGAGTTCAGCGAAATGATGGCAGGGGCGGCATTGCCGCCTCAACGCGTTGTTGTTGTAGGGGAAACACAACAACCAGAGGTGCGGGAAAGCATCCGCGCGCGCGGGTTAATCTCCCCGACATACAGCGAGGAGAAGCGAATGTCGGTTGAGGAAGCGTTTATCAGGCAGCGGGCAAGACAGCTCTACTGGCAGGGGTACCCGCCAGCAGAAATTTCACGCCTGATGGGGATCAATCAGAACACAGTCTATGCCTGGAAAAAGCGCGACGAGTGGGACGATACGCCGCCCATCCAGCGTGTCACCACATCCATTGATGCGCGTCTGATTCAGCTGACCGGCAAGGATAAAAAGACCGGCGGCGACTTCAAGGAAATCGACCTCCTGACGCGACAGCTTAAAAAGCTGGATAACGGCACCCCGGCCACGCAGCCGAAAAAGAAGCTGCGCAAGAAACAAAATACCTTCTCGGAATCGCAGATTGTGGCATTGCGGGAAAACATTCTTGGCTCGCTGCACTGGCACCAGCGTGGCTGGTTCGACAATCACCACCACCGCAACCGCGCCATACTGAAATCCCGCCAGGTGGGCGCCACCTGGTATTTTGCGCGCGAAGCATTGTTGCGTGCGCTGTCTGACGATGTGAAATACAAACATCAGCGCAACCAGATCTTCCTTTCCGCCAGCCGCCGTCAGGCGTACCAGTTCCGCAGTTTTATTCGTTCTGCCGCTGAGGAAGTGGACGTTGAGCTGAAGGGCGGCGACATGATCCAGCTGGCGAACGGCGCAGAGCTGCATTTTCTTGGCACCTCAGCCGCAACAGCGCAGTCATACACCGGCAATCTCTATTTTGATGAGTTTTTCTGGGTGGGGCAGTTTGCCAACCTGAAGAAAGTGGCCGGGGCAATGGCAACCCTGAAAGGGCTGACACGCACTTATTTTTCCACACCGTCAGCAGAAAGCCATGAAGCCTATCCGTTCTGGAGTGGTGAAGCGTTTAACAAAGGCCGCAGCCATGGCAAACGGATTGAGTTTGACACCAGCTGGAAAACACTCAACAGCGGCCTGATGTGTCCGGATAACATCTGGCGCCAGATTGTCACCCTTCAGGACGCCATCGATCACGGGTGGGATCTCACTGACATTGAGGAAATTCAGCAGGAGAACAGCCCGGAGGAATACGACAACCTGTATGGCTGCGTGTTCATCAAAAACGGTGAAACTGCTTTCGATTACAACCAGTTGCTGAGTTGTGGTGTTGACGGGTTTGACGACTGGCCCGACTGGAAACCGTACGCCATGCGCCCGATGGCAGATCGCGCGGTGTGGATTGGCTATGACCCCAACGGCGCCAGCGGCAAAGGTGACAGCGGGGCAATATCGGTTAACGCGGCGCCGCTGGTTCCCGGCGCCAAGTTTCGCACCATCGAAACCCAGCGCATACGTGGCATGGAATTCGAAGCGCAGGCGCAGCTGATCATCAACATGCTGACCCGCTACAACGTCCAGCACATCGGTATCGATGGCAGCGGCATCGGCGAGGCGGTTTATCAGCTCGTGAAGAAGAAATTTCCGGCGGCAGTGTGCTACCAGTTTTCACCCGCCAGCAAGCGCATGCTGGTACTGAAAATGCTGCAAATGATCCGTGCCGGTCGCTGGGAGTATGACCGGGGAGAGTATGACCTGATCACCGCGTTCAGTGCGGTGCGAAAAGTGGTCACACCGGGTGGCGTGATCACGTATGACACTGACCGCGCCCGTGGCGTCAGTCACGGTGACTTAGCCTGGGCGACCATGCTTGCCACTATCAACGAACCGCTGGGCGCTGACGGCGGCAATACCATGACCGTTATGGAGTACTGACTTTGAGCAGAAAAAAATATCCCCGCGCGCGGCAGCATTCCGGGGAACAGACAGACCTGGTTTCTGCACTGAAAACCCAGCCGGGACTGAGTTCTTTCACCTTTGACGGGCCATGGCCTGTCACGTCATCTTATGACCTGCTGGACAGCATGTATTGCGCCAACAATGGCCGCTATTACGAAACGCCGATCAGCTGGTATGGACTGGCGCGGCAGTTTGGTTATGCGAGCTGGCACCAGTCCGCGCTGATGTTCAAACGTAACGTGCTGGCCGGGTGTTTTATCCCGCACCGGTTGCTGTCCCGTCAGGTGTTCTCTGCCTTTGCGCTTGACTGGTTTGTGTTCGGTAACGCCTATCTTGAGCTGCGATCAAATCTGCTTGGCGGCCCGCTGGGGCTGCGCCATTCACTCGCCAAATACACCCGGAGGGGTTCCGATCTCGATACCTACTGGTTTATTCAGGCAGGCCTGGATGATCACCAGTTCAGGACTGGCTCAGTGTGTCACGTCATTAACCCGGATATTCACCAGGATATCTACGGTATGCCGGAGTATTTTGCAGGGCTGCTGTCGGCTAACCTGTCGCACTCGGCCGACAAGTTCCGCAAGCTCTACTATGACAACGGCAGCCATGCAGGTTGCATTGTTTACGTGAACAGCGCCATTGCCGATCAGGAAAGCCTCGACAAGCTCAAGAAAACGCTGACGGATACGCGGCGGGGTGGGGCATTCAAGAACATCCTGCTGCATGCGCCTGGCGGCGGGAAAGACTCGGTTCAGATCCTGCCGTTCAGCCAGATATCGGCAAAGGATGAGTTTATCGGCGTGAAGTCGGCAACACGCGACGACATTCTGGCCGCGCATCGTGTACCACCACAACTGATGGGCGCCATCCCGGAAGGTAATGGCTCGTTTGGTGATGTTGAAAAAGCCGCCAGGGTGTTTGCCATCAATGAGCTGACACCCGTGATGGAAGCCATGAAACACGTCAACGACTGGCTGGGTGAGGAGGTGATCCGCTTCAACCCTTATGCACTCCTCTCCGACAGCGCCTGAACATTCCGGCAGACACCATCAGGAGTGGTGGTGTCGCTGCTGCACTCCCGAAAATCCTTCTAATTTTTTCACCTTCCGCCGCCTGTCGGGCATCATTTTCCGTACCCCTCACCAGACGCGCTGTAAACCGCTCTGAGGCAGCATTTTCTCACCCATCCCTGCGCAAGGCCGGAGCGAGCGCGGGGCAATACAGCGCGGCTCAGGCCTCGATTCCGTAGACATACGACCCCCTGCCTGCCCCCCAAAGCGCGCGCTTGCTCCCCCGCCTCGCCTGCGCGCTAAACGTGCCTTGTTTTGTGCAGTTTTCAAACCAGGCTGGAGTCGCGCCAGAACTGTCGCGGGATGGGCAGAATAGCATCAAAAAAATTGTGCAAATTTATGCATGTTTGCGCAGAAAAAATCATTTATAACGGAGGCATCTTACATCAAGAATGAAATAGACCTTTTTTCATCGGTTCCGAAGTGATTCTACATACCCCCTAATTCTCTCAAAAAAATCGTGCTATACCTTATCAAAGCGTTTAAAGTCCGGGGTTGATTTATGAACCACTATAATTGTTCTAACGATAACCACTATGAGAGATATTGATGTAAGAAAAGCTGTGCATGCCAAAATCCTTCGTGAACATCATAAGGATCCTGATACCTTAATAATCAACGAGTTCACGATGAATCAAGGGGCAAGCCGGGCCGATATTGCTGTAATTAATGGTCTAATGCATGGCTACGAGCTAAAAAGCAAAAGTGATAATCTGTTGAGGCTCCCCTCACAGGTGGCGCACTATTCCTCCATAATGGATAAAGTTACGCTGGTTGTTTCGGAAAGCCACTTTGAACATGCTGCTGGTTTGATTCCTTCTTGGTGGGGGATAAAAGTCATATTGGAGGGGAAAAGAAAAGGACTTAAACTTCAAACAATTAGGTACAATAAGCTAAATCCTTCTGTCGATAAATTATCCTTGTCCATGCTTTTGTGGAAGGAGGAAATATTATCTATTTTATCTGACCAAGGGAAAGAGCGTGGCTTAAAAAGTAAGCCACGCCGAGTGCTTTGGTCTATTCTGGCTGATTCCCTTGACCGAGATGAACTAAGATCTTTGGTCAGAGAAAAACTCAAAGCCCGTAAAGAGTGGAGAGTTGATTCACTACCTTAGTAATATGATGGTTTTGGCCAATTTTTCTCCAAACCTCCGCGCTACCAAATTTATGATTTGTGCCAATACCATTTATATATTGTTGATAAACTTGAGCATAACCGTAGATTTCCTGATCACCAGCACTGAATGCCGGACCACTATATTCGTGATGACTAATGATGGTTTGGCTGTGCTGACCATACTGATCATAACCATAACGGTTTGCAGATCTTCCTCTGAAAATCCAAAAATCATCATCTCCTGTATAGCGAACACTGGCAGATACACTTGGAAAGCGTGTCGCTAATCTAGAATAATCAGGGTGTTGAACTCCGTAATCGCTATATAAAACAAATCTGTCCAATTCCCCCCCCGTCAGTAATCTCTGCCAGAGCGCCCATTCCAGACGAGTTTGGGAATAAATCCCAACAGCTATATTTGAAAGATCTACAGGAAAAGAACCGGCCGTAAGAATTACTGAGCGATATTGATTTAAGTTCGGCAAATTATTGATCAGCCCCTTGGCAAGAACATCGCTCAAGCCTAAACCTTGTTCATCCCCGGTTAGGCTATCTCTCAAGTCGATTACTATATCAATGTCAGATGGGGATAACGCTAATCGACTAATATAATTAGAAATAAGTTGCGGGTTTACCAATTCTGCAGTGGTGAGTCTAAGGCAGACTTCACCCTGAACCAACTGGTCAATAGCGTGTAAATAATTAGCTGATCGAGTAGGAGAGCTAACCGGAATTGTTCTCACTCCCTTAGCCCTTGCTTGTTGAACCGCATTGGTTATCGGGTATATATCATTTGCATCAATCAGATGTTCCTCAATTAATATACCATCCATGTAGATGTATGATATATTTTGGATGGCTGGAATGAGTTTCTCACCAAAATCGTGCAGCAGATCATTGTAGGTTTTATCTGCAGTGCCGTAATCGGGATCGACTGGTACTGGCTCTATTTCAAATAGTGGGATGATTTTCGATTGTGTGAATGCATCTAATTGATTTAAAGCGTTAAATTCTGCGCGTTTTGTTTTTAATATGGGGATGTAAGATATAGTCATTCTAATCTCCTTTGCTGTGAGATTTTATATAAACATAAAAAAACAAAATGTCTCCTACGAAAAATGATGTTAATTGATGTGATAAATCAAATCACGACAACAATTCTTTATTGACATGCTTATTTTCCGATGGCCGCTTTCCAGCGGCTAATCAAATTAGCACTATTGTAGTTTGCTATAGTTTTTCGCCAATGTTTGTCTGCACCCATAATAACTAATTCACCCGTGCGCTGGTTCGCGCGATACACGGTATCCAGCGCGGTGATTTTCTCTCCGCGCGCCAGCTGTATGGCCTGCACACGACTGATCTGGATTTTTTTGATTTGCGCCCATACCTGAATCTGTCCCGCCAGCGTTTCCACTTCTGGCGTAAGGGCTTGCTCCTGTTTCCGCATCTCATATGCTGCGCGCAGGTAACTTTCGGCGCGGGCCTCATCATATTCCGTGTGATCACCTGACATAATGGCGTGCGCCAGCGCCTCAAACTCTTCGGCGGGTGATTTTTTCCGTTCCGGTTTGTAGTTTCGGATGCTCTCAGCAATGCGTTTTTTCTGTTCGCGCGTTAATTGTCCGATCACGATCTGCTCCGGCCCATCAGTGTCAGCTAACACGGGTATTTCTGACTGTGCTGATGGTGGCGGAATTGTTTGTTTTTTCACCTCAGTACAGTTATTGACACGAGTCCAAGAGGGCGCAGACGCGCCCTGAAGGTCAACGGCCAAACCCGCGCCATCTGAAACAGAGGGCTTCATCTTCACGATGCAGTAGGTTTTAAAGCGGGTGATCACCGGTTCAATGTTGACCGCTGGCATTACAAGGCCTTTGATCAAATTCTGGTATTCGCCATAGGCGTTGGGTTCATCCTTCATCTGATACCAGATGCGAACGACCAGGTTTTTACGTGCGACAAATGCGCCGCCCTGCAACTGAACGTACTGCTGCCAGTCGCCGGAATCGGCAGCGCGATGAAGCTCGCCGAATAGCGGATTTATGCTGTCTGCCAGCGCTTGATCGTGCATCCGGCGCAGTTCGCGCCACACGGAAACCGGCGCGCCGCCTAAAAACTGAAATTGACGAATACCCCAGCAGGAGGCCCAGGCGGTAGCGTGTTTGGCTGTCTCTTTTAGCGGTCTGCCGCTTTCATCGTCGGCTTCGCCATCGAGCGCGTAGCCATCAATATTTTTAGAGATGTATTTAACGACATAGCCTGTCGCGCTGCCTTTCTCCGGATCGATACCCTTCATTTCAAAGCGCGGCAACTTGCCATTTCTGCCGCGTAGTTCTTCGACATCTTCGCGGGTGGCATAATCCTGCATTACCTCGCGCAACTCGCTGACATGCTCCGGGGCGGTGAACAACAACCCGTGCCAATGTGGCGTGCCATCGTGATGGGACTCGGCCACGCGAAGCCCGAATACGGGGATTTCTCGGCGGGCCAGCTCTGCGCGTATCTGCTGCCAGATACGGTTAAGATAGCGCTGTGCCACGCGTGGGCTTGTGCCGCTCCATTTGGCATTACGATGCCCGAACATACTCCACGCGTGATAGCGTGATGGTGTGGTCAGGGTAAAGAAGCTTCCGGCAAACCCATTTTCATTGGCGATTTTTTCAAAGCCACCAATGCGCGTCATCAACTCAATGCGCCGTTTTTCCGGGTTGGAGATGCTTTTATCTATCTGCTCAATCAGCGATATGCGTTCTTTTGTGTCCTGATCTTCCAGCTCCAGCTTGCTCATGATCGCGCGGCTACGTTTACGCCGAGTATCCCACTCGCTGACATGGTGTTTGCTGCAATAGGGCGATATGTCGCGTTTCACGTCACCAAACGCGATATGCAGATGCTCGCGCCAGCGAACTGCGTATTTTCTTAATGCGCGATGCCACCAACGAGAATCCAGCATTTTACTGATCGCTGTGGCGAGTTCGTTGAGGCGTAACTTACGTTTGCCCGAGCCGGGTGGCGTTTGGCGAAAATAGAGAGTCAGGCGCGCGGCTTCGTTATACAGCCACACCCCTGACTGGCGGTCATCCAGCGCCGCTATATCGTCGTTTACTTCGCTGAGAACGCCTGTCATATAGATGGCGATATCCTGCGCCATCAATTCCACATCTTCGGCTGAGTAATCCGGCAGATTATTGAACCGACGGGTTAATTCCCCCAGGTTCTTAAACGTGTGGTAGAGCGTGTTGAGTTCACTGTATGCCTCGCCATCGCTGTCAACCGGAATGGCATATTGTTCAGTTACAGCCTGAATATGTGGCAGATCTCGCCTGACAATATCCCGCACGGCCAGCCTGGCAATATGGCGGCCTTTCATGGAGTGGATGCTGTCAATGCGTACCGCCAGACGGCGGCGAATGAACAGCGGGAGAGGTTGAAGGGTACGCTTAACCCAGTCTAAAAACTTCTGCTCTTGGCCCAGCTCAACGAGATCAACAGCAGGTGTCTTATCGACATAAATGGCTTTTCTTGGTTTGTTCCACTCATAGGCGTACCGGGTAGCATCATCAGAACTACCCGGAAAGGGAGGCGGTGGAGAAGGGGCGCGACGGCCACGGTTTTCCGTAGTCATTTTGTTGCCCCGATGCAGCAGAGCGCTTTACTCATGGATGGAGTTCAACGCACTTTTCACAGCCATTAGCAGGATCGAAACCAATCCACGAGGCGTATGGTTTGCTGTTCGAAACGGCGATCACTTCAGTGGCTTTTTTCCCATCGCCAGCAGCAACGCCGATCCCCCGCGATGCGCTGATGCGGTGGAGGGTGAAAGCGCGATACAGGGAGGAAACCAGCATTGTGTTGGCGTTGGATGCGATAACCGGGAAGCCTTCCGCCGCCAGTCGTGTTAGCACGTATGCCAGGCAATACTGATCGTCCTCACTGAATCCTTTAGTGTGATACGCGGAAAACACGCCGTCATACGGTGGATCGCAGTACACAACATCGCCGGTCTGCACCGTGCTCAGTGTTTCTTCAAACCCTGCACAGATAAAGGTTGCGCGTGTGGCTTTATCAGCAAATGCACGTATCTCGGCTTCCGGGAAATAGGGGGCGCGGTAGTTGCCATATGGCACATTGAAACCGCCGCTGCCGTTATAGCGGCACAGGCCTCGATAACAGTGGCGATTCAGGTACAGAAAATAAGCCGCTCTTGTGCTGAGCGGTAAAGCAGCATCCTGATTAAATGCGTGCCTGATGTGGTAATAGTCGTCAGAGGTGGGATAGCTTTCGAAAACGATCTGAGCCAGTTCAATGAACGCGTCACAATCGCTGGCAATGGTGCGATAGAGATTAATCAGATCGGGGTTGATATCAGCGACGAGATAGGCTGGATAGTCAGTCGCCATCATCACTGCGCAGGAGCCTGCGAAAGGTTCAACCAGGCGCTGTCCACCTGCGGGAAGATGCTGTAACAGGTCAGGCATAATGGCGGCTTTATTGCCCGCCCATTTGAGAATAGTGCTGATCATTTCTTACCCCCGGAGATGTTTGTTTTTTGATTCGCTAATGGTCTGGCACGTCACGCACAGCCCCACCCCAGGCACGGCAATACGGCGTGCTTCAGGTATTCGCGCGCCGCAACAACCGCAGGTCAGGCGGGAAACGGAAGTTGGTTTGCTGCGGGCGTTTAGGATGTGGCGCTCCCGCTCCTCATGTTCGTACTGCTGCGCAATATCAATTTCGTCCGCCATCAGATGATCTCCCCGATGGCATTGGCTACGTTGATCGCCTCTTGTCTTAGAAGCTCACTGGCTTCTTTGTAGCCGAGCTGGCGGCTGGTAATTCTTCCAGCCAGCGAATCCAGCCTCGCCGCCATGGCCTCCATGCGGGCGCGGCGCTCATCCATGCGGGCGGCAGTCAGCAGATCGTTCAGACCGGCATCATCGGGGCCGATTTTTGTTGTGCGGGTTTCGATATTTCGGCGTTGCATCTTTTAAGCTCCGTATGCAGACGATGAGGAAGGGCGCTGCAATTCTTCAATGCAGTGCTGACGCAGGTTCTTAACGAAATATTCAGCAATAGAACCGTGAGCGGATAATGTTATTTCGCCGTCACGCTGGGTTTTTATTGTCAGCCCCTCGCTTTCTATAGCTGGCAAAATAATATGCAGAATGAAATTAAACTGATCTCGTCTCGTCATGATGTTTTCTCTTTTCAAAGATGAGTTAATCCTCCACCGTTTTTAATCGGTGGTGATAGCAGGAACGATTTTTTAAGACCGAATTACTTAATCAGTTTTTTAATTAATTCGACCAGTGCGGTAGCAAATCCTTTATTAATCTTTTGGACATAAACAAAAGGTTTATTCAGTCCTTTGATAAATTGAACTTTCGCCGGTTCGGGCTTAAAAAATCTCCCGTCCGGAGTTTCGAGCCATCCGCGCGAGTTCTTAAAGTGCGTGACCTGACAGCCATTGCGCAGGAGGCTTGCCAGTGTTGGGCCGTCATCGTGCATTGTTGCCCCCTTGCTTTAACATGCTGTCTACCGTTTGCATTGCTTCGGCCAACGCGAAATCGCGGCCAAAATAATTGCCGTCATTAGATATCACATACGTATTTGACATTGTTATGGGATTACGCGGGCACTTTTGAATAGTGAACCCGCGATATACATAACTATGTCGGCTGAGTTGAATTAATTGGCTCATTAACGTGTCCGCTTATTATTCGTTATTAATAATCAGACTCGCCCGGATTGAGTGGCGCGACTATTCCTTTTCAATACAGTGTGCTTATTACCTGTGGTGCGTCGGTAACTTGCCTTATCGCGCATTAATCTGTCGATATAGTGTTTTTCTTCCGGGGTAACCAGGGCGCGACAGTGAGCGACGGCCTCCCAATATTCCTGAAGCATAATAAAACGCTTCGGGCGCTTAGAGCCTGGCATACCTTCGCGGTGCACAGGTAACTGAGCGCGATCCATCAGATTGCGAACCGATTTGAGTGTGCGCCCTGTGAGGTAGGCAAACTCAACAGGTGTTACAAAAATCTGTTTCTGCAACTCCTCGGTGTTCATATCGCGGATGCTTTCAGCTTGCGAGGTGGACATTTTGCATGTCCGGGCCACGCGCGCCGGGTCTAACGGGAACTGCCGGGAATACTGAGATCCCGTATTTAATTCAATTTCTCTGATTTCTTTCATTTGTTAGACTCCATCTATTGAGGCTATTTGAGGCTTCTTTAGCACTCGCTGGCTTCTTGTGGCATGGATGACGATCGTCGTCTGTGGATGTCAATTTACATATACAATGAGAGATCTGACATATTATGTCAATACCGCAAAGTGAAAAGCTCCAACTGATTAGAGATTCAGAGCGTCTTAAATCGAAAGAAATAGCTGATTTAATTGGTGTTAATTACGGTACCTACAATGGTTATGAACTTGGTAAATCGAAGATGTCTTTAGATGCTGCAATTAAGCTCTTTGGACATCCAAGGTTTCACAAGTATCAAGACTGGTTTATGTATGACCGCACTGATCCCAGCCGGGGCCAGATTGCTCCGGCTCTCGCACACTCTGGGCGAGAAGGAACAGAATCAGACCCCTCCGGGAAACAGACTGGCTAACAATTTATAAACATTACATTTTCACTATTTGTTACCAGGATAGTGAAATGACCGTTGGAGAGATTTCTTATGTCGATTAAGAAACTTGAAGATGGTCGCTATGAAGTGGACGTAAGGCCTCGGGGACGCGACGGAAAGCGCGTTCGGAGGAAGTTTGAACGTAAGGCGGATGCTCATGCTTTTGAGCGAAGCATTATTGCGAAGTACCAGAACCATGATTACCTGAACCGGCCAGCAGATAAGCGGCGTCTCAGTGAATTTATTGCGCTGTGGTGGCAACTCATCGGGCGCAACAAACCATACGCGAACAGGCGCCTGAGTGCGGTTAATTGCATATGTAATGATATGGGGGATCCGATGATTTATCAGATTGATGCGCGATGCCTTATTGATTATCGCGCCTACAGGCTGGAGCAGGGGATTAAGGCTTCAACGATAAACCATGACCTGTTTGCATTGAGTGGTGTGTTTAAATCAATGGCGGAGATAGATGAGTTTCATGGTGAAAACCCTGTATCAGCGATAGCTGCCCTGAAAGAGCCGAAAACAGAGATGTCATATCTCACTCAGTCTGAGGTCGATAATCTGCTTTCTATGACCAAAGGTGATTACTACCGTATTGCCGTTTTGTTGCTGGCGACCGGCGCCCGATGGGGGGAAGCCCATCAACTGAAAGCTGAGAACATCGTTGGCAATAAGGTCGTGTTCACACTCACGAAAAACGGGGAAAGGCGGGTTGTCCCGATTTCTGACGATATCGTGAAAATTGTCAGTGGCCGTGAGTCCGGCAAGCTGTTCCGTGTGAGTTACTCCAGATTCCGGCGGTTGATGAAGCTGGCAAAGCCTAACTTGCCTGATGGACAGGCAGCACATGCGCTACGGCATACCTTCGCCACTCATTTCATGATGAAGGGCGGGAACATCATCGCATTGCAAAGAATCCTGGGGCATTCGGATATTTCACAGACCATGACGTATGCGCACTTTGCACCGGATTATTTGCAGGACGCAGTGAGCTATAACCCGCTTAGTGGCGTGTCCACATTGTGTCCACACAATGGAGGTAATTCGGGGGTTTTGAAGGTTAGTTGA